CAACTGCACAGCATTCAAAATCACAACTTTATTTTGAAAAAAATTTAACTCCTATTAGAGAAGAATTTAAATCTGATTTAATAGAAATAGCAAAAGATCCAATTGAACAGCTAAGAGTTGATACAGCATACAACAAACTAAAAACACAAATACAAAACAAAGGAACAAATGGCAGATAATAATTATGATAATTCTGGCGGACTCTGGAAAAGAAAACCTAAAGAGGATGACGATCCAAATAAATCTTATCCTCACTATACTGGTTCAGTTACCATGAATGGAACTAAGAAAAATTGTTCAGCCTGGCTAAACATAGACAAAAAAGAAGGTCAACCAGATATTAATATTAAACTTAACGATCCAATAAAAAAATAAAATGGAAAGCGATAACCCCTCTCATTACAAAAAACCAATACAGACTGCTGATGCCATAATGAGTCAAATGACTCCAGAAGAAAATATTGGTTATCTGAGAGGGGCAGCTTTGAAACATTTATGTAGGTTTGGTGCAAAGGGAGGTCAAACATTAGACAAAGCTATTATGGATGTAAAAAAAGCTAAATGGTACTTGGGCAAATTAGAAAATTATTTAAAAACTTTTAAAGAAGATGGAGCAGATCTTCAAGATACACCAGCAAATGTAACGAATTTATTTAAGGACAAAGAAAAAAAATGAAAAATGGAAATGGTAATGGTCAAGCAAATGGCTATATATTTTTAAGTAGAGTTAAATTAGATGTATTAAATTATATCAAAAATTTTATAGATCATTACGACTATTCACCAACTTATAAAGAAATAGGTAGCAAGTTTAAGTTTTCTGCTGCAAGAGCTGGTGCAATTATTGCAGAACTTTATAAATTAAAATTAATAGATAAGAACAATCAAGCACATAGAAATATAGAATTAAATCAAAAGCAATTAGAAAAAATTCCTTACCTAAAAGTTAATAAAAATTATTCAACAATGGACTTTAGAAAATGAAAGTAACTAAAGAAAGTTTTTATGAAGCAACTTTTAAAGTTGAAGAAGAATTTGACAATGCAGAAGTAGCTGCAAAATCAAATACCCCTAGTGATAATAGCAAAATATTAATTCAAGATATTAAGCTAGAAAAAACTAGGATTAAACTAAACAATGACAAGGAGTCTGTAAAGAATGCCTTTAAGTAATAGCTTAATAAGAAGATATGCCAAACTTGATAAGCTACATGATGAAATTATGAAACCAGCGAAAACAAGAGGTCGTCAATGTGTTCATACATCAGTTGCTTTCAAAAAGTATATTAAAACTTATAGGCAAATAGTTGGTGTAGAGAATGAAGATGCAAAATTCATTCATGGCTAACCAATAAACTTTAAAGTTGTAAAAAACTATAGGCTAGGAGTCTGTAAAAATTAAGGAGAGAAAGAATGACAGTAAGACCATATAAATCAAACACAAAAACTGAACAAGATATTAAAATAAATAAAGCAATAGGTAAAAAAATTAAAGAAGCTAGATTAAATAGAGTTGTTTATATTACAGTACCAGAAGTTCCATTTATTACTTCTGGTCATACAATTAAAAAACAAAAGCCATGCACTCAAACTGAGTTATCAAAAGCAATAGGTGTAACGTTTCAACAAATACAAAAATACGAAAAAGGTACTAATGGTTTGTCTATCATAAGGCTTTTACAAATTAGTAATTTTTTTAATGAACCACTTGAATACTTTACAAGTGATGTAACAGAATTATTAGGTCAACATAATCCACCTAGTAATAACTTCAAATCAATAGCTCCCTCTAATGATAGCGATGAAGTTAATTTAAAAAGCGATTATAATTAATGTGAAACTGATAGGGATTTTTTTATACTTAATCCTTATCTTTTATTTGTTGTGTGTAAGGGGTAGTGCCTAATAAGCATTACCCCTTTTTTTATGTATTTTATAATTTTTAAAACTAAAGATAAGCTTACTTCCTATACCAATGAGATATTTAAAACTGAGAAAGAAGCTGCTGATTATGCAAAGAGAAGTTTAAAAAGAAAAAATACATGGGAGGTAGTTCCCTTTGATAAAGAGAACTACGATAAGTATTGGTATAAATAATTACAGAAAATTTTTATCTTTTTGTATATAATCTTTGGCTTCTTTTTCACTTGTAAAAAATCTTTGTGAGAAGCTATTATTATTTACTGCATCTACAAATTTTTTTAATGTAATTTTTTTTGGTCTTTTGTTGCCAAATTTATAAATCCAAATATACAAATCTTTTTTTACAGTCATATTTAATTAAAATGTTTGTTTTGATATTCTAAATTTTCTGGTGTGTTGCCAGAACCTTTGTACCTTTTGATATAGGTTTCATAGACAAAGTTAATATCTTGATCTCCTAAATCCCTAGCAAGTTCTATGGCATTTTCCTTATGCTTTTTAGTATATGCCCAGTAGGTAGCTGTATAGTGCCTAAAAAAGTACGACTTTCTTTTTATGGGTAGTTGTACCCTATTCTTAGCACAAGTGCTGTCTATGTGGCTTATAATCTGTTCTACGCATATATATTTGCCTTTGCTATTAAGGAACAGTTGGTCTTGGTTAATAGGTAAAGAATTTACATATTCTACTATTTCATCTTTTAATTTAGTAGAAATTGTTAATGCTCTTACACCATTTTCTGTTTTAGTATTACCAATTACCTTACCTCTTTTGACAGCTTTGTTTATTAATATCATAGGTATATTTTCTTGAAATAATAAACTACCTCTATCTAAGGCTCTAATCTCACTAGGTCTAGCAGCAGTTTCCAAAAGGATTTTGCATATTAACTTAACCATAGGTCTTTCAATATCGTTAATTAATTTATTAACAAAATCTACTGACCATTTATTAAAGTCAATCATAGGAGTTTTTTCTGGTTTAGTTACCTGAACATCAACCATAAAATCCTTATCCTTACAGATATTTTTGCTTAGTCTTTCTTGTGGTGGATTAACTTGATGTTGGATAATAAGACTTAAAACATTGTATATTTTACGCTTAGTACCATTATCAACTTTATCATTGTTTATTAAATAGCTGACAAATTCATTTAGTTTTTTGCTATCTAATAAACGAAGATCTACATTACCTATTTGTTTATTAATATGGTTAATGTAAAAGCTAGTGTAATCCTTAATGGTACTATCAGATATTTTTTTAACTTTTCTACCATTTAAATAATCCAGCTTTCTTTTAGTAAGGTTTTGGTGCAATTGTTGCCAAGCTTCATGCAAGAATATTTGGCTAGATGAAGTTTTAAGTACACCTATTTCTTGTATTTTTTTTCTTGCAAGAATTTCTAAAGCACTTTTGCTTTTATTAGATATGTATTTAACTCTACCATCTAAACCAAAGTAAGCGTACCTAAATATTTTCTTACCATCCTTTTTAGTTCTTCTAAGGTTTAGTTCCATTACATACCTCCATAATAGTTAAGTTCGTTTTCTTTTTCGCACTCCTCTATTTGGTCAATAAGTAGCTTTGGTTTTTTTATTAATCCTAATAGTAATTTTCCCTCTTTTATTTTTTTAACAGTTTCAACATCTACATCATGTATTTCTGCTAATCTTTCGTAATTATCATTATTACTATTATAAATTGCTTTTGCATTTTTAACATTTATTGAAA